AGCTGCTGTTTCGATTTCTGGATCGTTCGCTGGCAATTGGCGTGCTGGCATAGTGGAGAACGCATAATGATTAACCCGTCCGAGGTTGGAAAAGCTGGTGAAATGGTCAGGCTGAAAACGCTTGAGGCCATCTGGATTCAAGGGAAGCTGCGCATGTGGGGCCGCTGGTCCTACATCGGCGGTGGTAGTGGCGGCAATATGTTTAACCAGTTACTGGCCTCCGGGAAGATAACCAAAACAGCCATCAACGAAGCATTACGCCGGATGAAGAAATCGGGTATCTCGAAGCCAGAACTGGAGGCGTTCTTTCGTGAAATACTCGCGGGGAAAAATAAAAGCGGCCTGGCTTTTTGCACAGACGATGAAGGGCTGCTGATTGACAAGGTGCTGGGGGCCGTCCTCATTGCTGGAGGTCACAAAGAGCTTTACCACCTGCTGGTGGAGCATTACCGGTTACGGAAGAGCAAACGCCGTATAGCGGAAGAACTCTATGAAAAGCATCCAGACTGGTGTTTTATGACCTGCAGGAGAAGAGTTGATGCATGGATAAGTTTGGCAGAATCGATGCTGTACGCACCAATGTGTGACGCATTCGGCACAAATGGCGACAGATTTTACTTGCAAAGTGAGCCAGAAACTGCTTGAATTGTGATAGGCTCGGGACGTTAAAGCGAACTGAGCAGCAAAAATACATAGGAAGCCTAAGGTTAACGCCTTGGGCTTCTTGCTTTACAGCAATTCGAAATCCATTATTCATACGATTAGCAATTTTTGATTGTTCCAAAGTCACGGCTGAGCCAATCTTGAGGATTGATAGGTTTTTTTGTGATCGACTAGCATTTCACTGCATAATAAATGGTTAATAATACTCCTTCGTAACGGAGGACTTATGAAGATACTCGGGGTATGTAGTTGCGGTGGCCGTCTAGACGAGTCACAGTATTGTAAGGATGACTTTGGCAATACGTTTAAGTCTTGCCCAAGGTGTTCAAATATTTCTGGTCACCACGTTTTCTATAATATTGAAGAATTTGGCGAGAGAAATATGGGTGATGGGCGTATTATTGCTCACTCGTATTGTCCGTCGTGCAGAAATTATCAAGGACCATCGTTAATACCTGCGTTTGAGTGTAGTGATCAGTAATCAGCATTTTTAGTATAAGTAGCATAAGGCCACTATTAAGTGGCCTTTTTCATTATTACCGCCAGAACGTCACTCATTTGTGCTTTGTCATAAATCCATCTGGCGGCCTTTCCTCTTTTCACTCAGCACCCCGAACCTTAATCGGAGGTGGAGACTATGAAAATGCCAACTAACCCGAATAACTGGCCTGATCTGCTGGAGTTGCTGCAGAGCTGGTGGCGCGGAGATACGCCGCTGGGGGCCGTGCTGCTCTCAGTTGTTATGGCGGGTCTACGTATCGCCTATAGCGGCGGTGGCTGGAAAAAGATGTTTCTTGAGGGGCTTCTGTGTGGGGCGCTAACGCTGACATTCGCATCGGGGCTTGAATACTTCGACTTCCCCAAATCTCTCTCAATCACCATTGGCGGTGGGGTGGGGTTCGTAGGCGTAGACGCCATCAGGGCGTTTGCAATGAAATATCTTGGCAGCCGATTCGGTATCGGTGGCGGCGATAACAAGGCTTAACCATGACAGCAGATCAAATTATCGAGGGGATCCTCGGCAAAGAGGGTGGTTATGTCGATCATCCCTCTGATAAAGGCGGGCCAACCCGCTGGGGCATCACCCAAACCACCGCCCGTGCACATGGCTACGCCGGTGATATGCGAAACCTGCCCAGGGAAACAGCAAAGCAAATCCTGCTGAGCGATTACTGGATCGGACCCCGGTTCGACCAGGTGGCGAGTTTGTCTACGTTACTGGCAGATGAGCTTTGCGACACTGGCGTGAACATGGGGCCCAGCGTCGCCAGTAAGTTCTTTCAGCGCTGGCTGACCGCAATGAATATGCGCGGGAAGCTTTATCCCGACCTTATCCCGGATGGTGCCATTGGCCCCCGAACTATCACCGCGCTTAAGGGATATCTTTCGGCACGTGGGAAAGAGGGTGAACAGGTTCTGTTGCGTGCGCTGAACTGCAGCCAGGGTGCCAGATACCTCGAACTGGCGGAGGGTCGTGAAGCCAACGAGGATTTCCTCTACGGCTGGGTTAAGGAGCGTGTGCTATGAAGATGATCATTTTCGCTTTGCTCGTGCTGGTGGCTGTGCTCGTACTTTTACTTCTGCGCAAATATACCCGGCTGGAGTTCGTAGGCCATGCCAGCCTGCTGCTGAAAACGTGGTCTGTAAAGCTGGGAGCTATCGGCGCGCTGGTTGGCATGTGGGCGCAGTCGTTCCCGGATGCTGCGCTGCACGCCTGGGCGGTACTGCCGCCGGATATCAAAAACATCCTGCCGCCAAACATCGTGGCATTGATTAGCCCTGCGCTGGTGGTACTGGCGGTGCTATCGCAATACGTGCGCCAGCCAGCATTGAAAGAAAAGGCCGACGAACTAAAGGAGCCGCAGCAATGAACTTTGAAATTATTGCGGGGCTGGTGGTTGTAATCCTAGGCGCTATCGCTGGCGCGTTCGGCATCGGCCATGCACGCGGGACCAGTAAGGCGGAAGCCAAGGCCGATCAGCGGCACACCGAAGAGACCGCCGCCGCCACTGTCGCCGCGGCAGAACGTAAGGCAGAAGTCACGAAAGAGGCCAGCGATGTACAGCAGACTGTTAGCCATATGCCTGATGACGATGTTGATCGGGAGCTGCGCGAAAAGTTTACCCGTCCCGGTGGTAGCTGATACCGCGTGCAGCTGGGTGCGGATCATCTACCTGACTGACCACGATATCGATGTGCTGGATAAGCAGACCAAGCGAGACATTCTGGTGCATAACAAAACGGCGCAGATTAAATGTGCTAAGTATATGAATGATAAAAGTGCTAATTAACAAGTTATTGGAGCGGTAAATTGTTGAGAGCAAATTGGTGTTCACAATAAATATTTTTTTGCTATATTGCTGATGATGCCAGCAAAAAATGTAAGTTTCTAACTATCAATCAATAACGTGTTGGCAGATTTTTTTGACTACACGGGATGGTTTTTATGTCAGAAGCCGCAGCAGAAGTTTTTCAGGATGCATGGCCTGAATTTTTTCCTAAAGGCGTACCACCGAAGACAGCCGAGGATGCTGAGGGGGAATTTTTTCGGTTAGTTCGAGTAAGCCCCCCTACAGCACAATGTTTTCTCTCTACGCATGAAGAGTACCCGAATCGCCACAAAAAATGTAAAGGTGAGGCTTTAATATGTGTTTTTGGAACCTCTTTCTTTTCTGAAATGAGAGGTGCCAATGATGCAAAAGCCAAATTCCCTGAAGCATTGGGCAACCGTTTGGTTGCTAAAGGTCAGGTAACCCCATTAATGGGTGTTATGAAAAAAACGTTTGCTGATCCTGCTCATTACACAATTTGGCTTAGAACTAATAGCCATATACATGAACACTTCGAGTGTGTGGGAGAAGGAGAATGAGTAATATCTTCCTCCCCAAAACTATGTTGGGAACACTGCTTTATAAAAGAGTGTATGAGTTCTTTGAAGAGCCTCGTTTCTTTTCAGTAGAAAATGAAGTTGGCTCTTTATACGTAGTATATTGGATCTCTGAAGATGAAAACTCAGATAGTTGGTTTATCATACCGGTATCACCAACTAAACTTGAGCTAATTGAAAGAAAGAGAATAGATATTCACTCGGCTCTTACTGCGCTTGAACAAAGTTTTTTTTACAAGGTTCAGGCTCCTTACAATAGAGATGAGACTCCTGCTTGGGATGTTTTGTATGCAGAAGACTTAAAAAATTATAAGTTACCTGCTAGTGGATTGTTCATTAGCTCTGTTGTACCCGTTCTTGGCAATGGACGAATTGGCGCACCAATAAAATACTCCACGCATGAAATACATTTGGAAAAAAGCTCTAAGAAAAGTGAAGGTAATCTTGTTTTAGGTAATGTTTCAAGCGTATGCGACAGATTTAGCGAACTATACAACAGTCTTTTGGATTTAGGTGGCCTTAAAGACAAATTACGTCCAGTTGATGCTCGCCCAGGGTCGTTCATAATTTCATTTCAAGCAGAGAAGCTTTCTTTGTTTGAAGAACTGTTAAAATCTTTAAGCGCTTTGATAGAAGCAAGAGCTAATGTAATTGATTTCATTAATGAAAATAAGATTGATATTCAATCACTATCAAATCTTTTTCAGGCAGTTGTTTCTTCCGGTACAAACATGGAGCTCAGAAGCAACGAGACTGGTGAATTAATTTTTGTATTGACAAAGGCTGGGGCTGATTTTTATCTAAAAGATATCAATAAGTTATCAATGCTATCTGTTAGCGGTCACCAGATACCGCAAGCCGATACCTTAGAGCGAGTTTTTAATATCGTTGAAGTTAAATGGCGTGGTGAACCTTGCAGTGAGTTCAATACAGGTCTGCAGGAGCGCCATATATATTATTATATTCATGCTGCTAAGGTATTAGGGTTCCTTGATAATAATGGTAAGGTAACATCATTTGGTCAGCAGTTAATTCAATCAGAAGACGATGTTAAACTTAAGATTGCGGCGAGATGTTTTGAAACCAGTCATATAGGTTGGGCTTGGATAAATTGGGCGGGTGTTGAAAATCTCTCTCAGTTAGAACCGGAAACTGCAGAAGGTTTTCTTTTAGAACAGTGCCATTCTTTAAGTACCGAAACCGTGTCTAGGAGATCTAGAACCATTAGGCATTGGTGTAAGGTGTTAAAGGAGCATTACACCCCCCTTTAATTTTAGTCGATGAATACTATCTTTTAAGCCTCGCACCTGCGAGGCTTTTTTATGTGCAAAAAAGCAGAGGTAAGACATGTCCGAGATCACCGCATCCGAGCAAATCCGCCTGGATATCATCAAGAAAGTTAACTACGACACCGCAGCGGCCAAGCTGGCCATTGACTGGGTTGGTGATAGCAATCTGAAAGCTGAGCTATTCGCTGACTCTTTCGATCGTGTCTTCACTGAAAGTGAGATTGTCTCGAAGACCCGCAAGGCCATCCAGGAAGCGACCGAAGCGCTGGCGCTTTTTGATACCGGCGCTGAGCAGGCCAGCTAAGGCATTACAGCAGGCACTCGTTGAGCGCCTGTGATAATGCTCAAGGAGCGATTACGTGAACAAAGAGCCCCGCATCTACGGCAGCAAGTGGGACCGAGAGCGTCTTATCTTCCTGCGTGCGCACCCCTTATGCGTCATGTGCCAGGAGCAAGGCAGGGTGACAGCTGCAACGGTGGTTGACCATATCATCCCGCACAAACTGAAAGAGGCTCTGCGCTCTGCTGACAGCCAGGCAATAGCGAAGGCACAAAAGCTTTTCTGGAGCCGGAAGAACTGGCAAGGGCTGTGTAAGCAGCACCACGACTCAACGAAGCAGCGAATGGAGAAGCGTGGCACCGTGATCGGCTGCGATGAAAACGGGATGCCACTGGACCCGGCTTCTCATTGGTTTAAGTGATAACCATTATCAATACACCTCAAAATTGATTGTCATTTGAAATCATTAGTATTCAAATGATATCGATTCTCATCTGAGGGGGAGGGGCGGGTCAAAAGTTCAAAACCTCGAACCTAAATGACCGCCGCCAGTCCTTTTTGTGCACAACCGCGAAATGAAAAGTTTTTTTCCGGGAGGTTCCGATGGCAGGACGACGCCCGAAACCGACCCACCTCAAAGTGGTTACCGGCAACCCGGGCAAACGAAAACTCAACGATAAAGAACCCACGCCAGCTAAAGAAATTCCAGGCCCCCCAGCTCATCTTACCGACTGGGGTAAGGTGGCATGGGGTCGGCTGACTGTGCTTCTCGATGGTATGGGTGTTCTCACCGTTGCAGATACTTTGGCGCTTGAAAGGCTTTGCGATATTTATGCCGATATCCTGCAACTGCGCGACACCATCGCTGTAGAGGGCAGAACTTATACCGTCCAGACCGAGGGTGGTTTTCTGATAAAGGCCAACCCGGCAGTTTCAATGCTGGCTGATGCCGACCGTCGTTTTAAAAGTTACCTGGTTGAATTCGGTCTGACACCAGCGGCAAGGACGAAGGTGAAAGTGAATGGCGAAACCCCCGAAGAAGACACGCTCGACAAGTTCTTCGGTTGATCCGGCAACGCAGTACGCAAAGGATGTAACCTCTGGACAAGAACTGGCCGGTCCTGACATTCGAAATGCCTGCCAGAGACATCTCAGGGATCTTGAATCTTGCCATGCAAGAGGGCTCCATTGGGATGTTGAGGCAGCACAGCGCTCCATTGATTATTTTGCGAAAGTCCTCAAGCTCAATGGGGGCGATTTTGAAGGTGCGCCTTTTATTCTGCTTCCATGGCAGTGTTTCATCGTCGGTTCGATTTTTGGCTGGAAAAATGCCAGAGGTTTTCGCCGGTTCCGAATGGTTTACGTGGAATCAGGAAAAGGATCTGGCAAATCCCCCCTTTCTGCCGGGATAGGTCTTTACTGTCTCACTGCGGATAAAGAACCTCGTGCTGAAGTTTATGCTGCTGCTACGAAAAAAGACCAGGCAATGGTCCTATTTCGTGATGCGGTGGCGATGGTCGATCAGTCTCCGGCTCTTTCCGCACGCATACAGAAATCTGGCGGCGCCGGAAAAGAGTGGAACCTGGCTTTTCTTCAGGCTGGTTCATTCTTTCGCCCAATTAGTTCAGATGACGGACAGTCGGGTCCACGACCACATTGCGCTCTTATTGATGAAGTTCACGAGCATAAAAGCAATCAGGTTGTTGAAATGATGCGCGCCGGCACTAAAGGTCGCCGGCAGGCACTCATTTTTATGATCACCAACAGTGGACACGATAAAACCAGCGTCTGCTATGACTATCACGAATACGGTAGAAAGGTATCTGCCGGTTCGATAGAAGATGACAGTTTTTTCGCCTTTATTTGTTCACTGGATGAAGGTGACGATCCTTTCAAGGATGAGTCCTGCTGGAAAAAGGCTAACCCCTCGTTGGGTCACACGTTTGAAGAAAGCTATCTTCGTGAGCAGGTGACTCAGGCCCGGGGAATGCCTTCAAAAGAGAGTATTGTCAGGCGTCTCAACTTCTGTCAGTGGGTTGACGCGGCTAACCCGTGGATGAGCAGTGATGTCTGGATGGGATGTGAGGAAAACTTTGATCCAGATGAGCTGGAGGGTGAGGAATGCTACGGTGGCCTGGACTTGTCCGGATCCCGTGATTTGACTGCCCTGGCGCTGTTTTTTCCAAAACAACGCAAGTTGCTGGTGGAGTTCTGGACACCCAAAGATACCTTGCTCGAACGGGCTAAAACGGACCGGGTGCCTTATGACGCCTGGGAGCGCGATGGTCACATCCACACTACACCAGGCAAAGCGGTGAAATACGGCTTTGTTGCCCAGCGTATTGCCGATCTGACGGAGAAGTTTGATATCAAGGCCATCGCCTTCGACCAGTATCGCATTAAATATCTTGAGCCGGAGCTTGAGGAAGCATCGGTTTCTGTTCCCTTAATCCCTCATGGGCAAGGGTATTACAAAGCGAAAGATTCCGGGCTGTGGATGCCTCACTCCATCGAATTGTTTGAAGAGTTGCTTGATGACAGCGTCATTATCATCAGGACGAACCCTTGTCTTCGCTGGAATGCGGCTTCAGCAGTGACGGAGGCTGATCAGAAAGAAAACCGAATTTTTGCCAAGAAAAAAAGTACCGGGCGTATCGACGGCATTGTAGCGGGCGCTATGGCAATCGGTGCCTCCGAAGGCTATGAGGATGATTCTGGCGATATCGACGACTTTTTCAGTAATCCCATCATTGTGTGAGTCACCATGAATAAAGAGAAGAAGCCAGGCCGGATAAAAAGCGCCGTTCGCCGGTGGCTCGGCGTACCCATCTCCCTTACCGACGGTGAATTCTGGGCTGCTTATGCTGGTGGGCAGTCCGCAGCAGGGAAATCCGTTACGGTTGATAAAGCCCTGCAGTTATCGGCAGTGTGGTCATGTGTAAGGCTGTTATCCGAAACCATCGCGACGTTGCCTGTTGGTTTTTACGAAAAAACGGCTGACGGTCGCCAGAATGCAAATGATCACCCGCTTTATGAGCTCCTCCATAATCAACCCAATGCTGATATGACAGCAGTGGAGTTCTGGGAAATGATCATGGCCAGCCTGCTTTTGTGGGGGAATGCTTATGCAGAAATCGATCGAACCGGAAAGCGTATTACCTCGCTGGTGCCTCTCAGGCCAGAAAGGATGAAGGTTGATTTAAGCAAGAGCGGAGGGCCCATTTATACCTACCGTGACTGGCCTTCAGGTACATCCCGAAACATTGATGAACGGGACATCATGCACATCCGCGCCTTCAGCACTAACGGGGTGATGGGGCTATCACCTGTCAGTTATGCCCGGCAGACTCTTGGTCTGGCAATGGCAACAGATGAAGCCAGCGCCAAAGTTTTCAAAAACGGTATGCGGCCCAGCGGCGTTCTCTCGATGGATCAGATCCTGAAAAAAGAGCAGCGCAATGAAGTACGGGAAAGCATGGTTGAACAATTTTCCGGTTCCATGAATACCGGGAAAATGATGGTTCTTGAAGCGGGAATGAAGTTTCAGCCTGTTGACCTCAACCCGGAAGACGCCCAGATGCTGCAGTCCAGAGCCTTCAATATCGAAGAGATTTGTCGGTGGTTCAGAGTATGGCCGGGGTTGATTGGACATACCGCCCAGGGGCAGACGATGTGGGGAAGTGGCGTCGAACAGATGCTGATTGGCTTTTTAACGTTTTCACTTCGTCCATGGCTGACCCGTATTGAGCAGGCGATTCGTAAAAGTCTCCTGGCTCCGGGAGAAAGAAGTAAGTACTTCGCGGAGTTTTCCATCGAAGGTCTCTTACGTGCCGACAGCGCCGCCCGTGCCGCTTTTTACTCAACGATGACCCAGAACGGTCTGATGACCCGCAATGAAGCACGGCAAAAAGAAAACCTTCAGCCAAAACCTGGTGCTGACCAACTAACCGTTCAATCCAACCTGCTGCCGATAGAGCAGCTTGGTAAGTCCGGCGACAGTGAATCAGCCAAAAACGCACTGCGGGAATGGCTTGGCATTAAATCAGAGGAGACGCCGGAATGTACCGGAAAAACGCAGCCATGAAAGTAAAGGCATTCGACTTCGATATTAAGGCTGTCAACGATGACGGCCTTTTTTCTGGATACGGTTCTGTTTTCGATGTGGTGGATAGCTACAACGAAGTCGTGGCGCCGGGCGCATTCCTCGAAAGCATCGAGGAAACACGGGCGAAGGGGAGAACGTTCCCTGTTCTCTGGCAGCATCGCACCGGCGAACCCATCGGGAACTGGGATATCTCGACCCTGAAAGAAGATAAACATGGGCTTTTTGGTGAAGGGGCTTTGTGGCTGGACGACGCCGCCTACGCCAAAACTGCATGGAGAGGCATGAAAACCCGTGCCATTACGGGCCTTTCCATTGGCTATTACGTTCGGGAATCGAATTACGATGAGAAAACCCGGATCCGCACATTAACGAAGCTCGACCTGGTTGAAATCTCCATCGTTACCGTACCAGCCAACGACGATGCCCGCATCGACGTCATTAAGTCGAAATTGTCACACGGTGATCTTCCTTCCTTACCTGAATTTGAGAAGTTCCTGCGAGAGGCAGGTTTCTCGAAAAGTCAGTCCGCTGCGGTCGCCTCCCGCGGACTGTCCTATCTGCTTGACCGGAGTGAGTCCGGGGGCGAAGACGGCGAAACCAAAGCGGCTATTGCGGCGATGCGCCAGCAACTGAGTCAGTTTTCTCTCCCAAAAATTCTCTAAGGGATTTATATGTACCAGAAAAAATCGGCTGATGATCAGCCACAAAGTATTGGCGAAATCTCTACTCAGCTCACCATGGTGATTGATCAGGTCAAAAACTTTGGCGAAGACGTGAAGAAAAAAATGGAGGCAGGAGAAACCGTTTCGCTGGAACTGAAACAACGAACGGACGAAAGCCTTAATCAGATGAACGAGCTGAAAGAACGTCTCACTGAGCTGGAACAAAAAGGCGCACGCCGCCCGATCGATGCACCTGCACAGCGAAAATCACTCGGTGACCTGGTGGTCGAAAGTGAAGAGTTCAAAGGTATGGACAGTTCGGCCCGTAAGAGCATCCGCGTCAAACTGGAACAGAAAGATATTATGAACGTGCCGGCCACTACGGGCACAGGCGTGAGCCCAACCAACAGCCTGGTGGTCTCCGATCGTGTTCAGGGCATTATCGCCCCGCCGGAACGTACTCTGACCATCCGTAATCTGCTTATCCCTGGCGCTACCGCATCTAACGGTATTGAATTCGTTCAGGAAACGGGGTTTACCAATAATGCTGCAGCTGTGGCGGAAGGTGCCCTGAAACCAAAATCTGACATTCGGTTTGATCTGAAAAGTGCGCCGGTTCGTACTATTGCGCATTACTTTAAAGCGTCCCGTCAGATCCTGGACGATGCGCCCGGTCTGGCCAGCTATATCAATGGCCGCGCTCAGTATGGTCTTCGTTTCAAAGAAGAGCAGCAACTGCTGAGCGGCGATGGCACCGGCGCGAATATCCTCGGTATTCTGCCGCAGGCAACAGAATTTGCACCAGCCCTAACCCTGTCCAATGCCACGCCGATCGACCGTCTTCGCCTGGCTGTTCTTCAGGCCGTTCTTGCGGAATATCCGGCGTCTGGTTTTGTCCTGAACCCGATTGACTGGGCAGGCATCGAGCTGACCAAAGATAACGAAGGTCGCTATATCATCGCGCAGCCGGTCAATGGTGGTGTTCCTCGTATCTGGGGTCTCCCTGTTGTGGAAACACAGGCCATGGCGCAGAACAACTTCCTGACTGGTGCCTTCAACATGGCTGCGCAAATCTTCGACCGCATGGATATCGAAGTGCTGCTCTCCACTGAGAACGAAGATGACTTTATTAAAAACATGGTCACCATTCGTGCGGAAGAGCGTCTGGCGTTAGCGGTTTATCGTCCGGAAGCATTTGTCACCGGTACTGTAACCGCTTCTGGCGGCTGACAATTCAGGGCCGCTTAGCGGCCCTCTCTTTCTGAGGAGATAGTGATGGCCAGAAAAAATGTGGCTGAACCGTCTGTATCCGACGGCATAAATGCGGTGCCAGAACCCACTGAGTCCGGGACTATTCAGGTTCAGCCTGTCCGGCGTTTTATGGATGGCGACATTTTCAGGACGCCAGCCGATGATCCTTTTAACGTTTCTCGCTTACGTGCTGCTGAGCTCAAAGGTAACGGGCTGGTGACCATAGTTGGTGAAGTCCCTGATAACAAAATGAACCGCGCTCCCGAAACCAAAGGGTAATGGTTATGACGGTAATCAACACTGAAACAGCCATGGAACATCTCAGGCTGGATGATGAAATCGATAAAACGATGGTGGAGGGGTATCTTGCCGCTGCGGAGGATGCTGCCATGCAGTTTCTCAACCGACGCTTTTTCGCTGACCAGGCTGCTCTGGATAGTGCTGTTGAGAATGAAAGCGCTGGCGATCGTCCTCTTATCATCACGCCCTCCATTCAGAGCGCGGTTCTTCTTATAGTGGGCTGGTTGTATGAAAACCGCGGGGATGATCTGAGTCCTGATATTCCAGGCCCCGCACGCTGGTTGCTGAATCCCTGGCGAATTCAAATGGGTGTTTAGCTGGAGGGGATGATGAAAATTGGACCAATGCGGCATCGGATCACCATCCGTAATTTTATTACTACACGAACACCGAGTGGTCAGCCGACAGAAGAGTGGTCTGACGGTGCCACTATCTGGGCAGAGGTTAAGGGAATCAGTGGGCGAGAGAGCCTGACAGCAGGAGCAGAAAGGGCGGATGCTACCATTCGTGTCTGGGTTCGATATCGCAAAGATATTTCGGCATCATCGCGGCTTCTTGTCCTGAATGGCCCCTACAAAGGAGTGACATTGAATGTCACCGGGCCTCCGGTGCCAGATAGCAAAGGTACCCGGCTGGAAATTCTTTGCAAACAGGGGACCGAAAAATGATTGATGTGAATCTGGATTTTTCCGGGCTGCAGGATATTGCCCGCGATCTGCAAACGCTCAGCAAGGCCGAAAATAATAAAGTTCTCCGGGAGTCGACCCGTGCTGGCGCCGAATTGCTCCGCGAGGAGGTGATTGATCGTGCTCCTGAGAAAACCGGAAAACTGAAGAAAAACGTTGTTGTCGTCACCCAGAAAAGCCGCCGTCGTGGTGAAATCTCATCGGGGGTGCATATTCGTGGCGTTAACCCGCGAACGGGGAACAGCGACAACACCATGAAGGCCAGCAACAAGCGGAATGCGTTTTACTGGCGCTTCGTGGAGCTGGGAACATCTACGGCGCCAGCACATCCGTTTGTTCGTCCTGCCTTTGATACCCGCATGGAAGAGGCTGCGCAGGTGGCGATGCAGCGGATGAATCAGGCTGTCGATGAGGTGCTGGCTAAATGACAGAAGATGATCTCTATGACCTGCTGTCGCCGCTGGCAGAAGGGCGGGTTTATCCGTATGTGGTATCGCTGGGCAGCGACGGACTTCCAGATGTTCCAGCGCCTTATATCATTTTCTCGATACCGACTGATGTTGCCGGGGATGTTTTCTGCGGCCAGGCAGAGTCGATACTGCGCATTCAGGTTGATGTATGGGCTGAAACGAATGACGAAGCCCGGGCGTTACGCCTGGATGCCCTGGCTCGCCTGCAGGTGCTTTCACCTGTCGAGGTGACAAAAATTCCTGGCTACGACACGACAACCCATCTTCATCGGGCAACCCTCGAAATAACGGTTATTGCCTGACAAAAACCAATCCAATCCGACCGCCGCTGGCGGTTTTTTCATTTATGGAGGCTGCGATGTCAGCACTATTTGAACGTGCCCAAAAAACGGTAGTAATGATTACCTCTGTGCCGGTCACCGCGGCAGAGCTGGACACGGCAACCTGGTTAAACCTGAGTTGCACTATCAAACAGGCCAGCTTTACCGCTGGTCAGAAAAACGATATTGACGTGACAGTGCTGTGTTCGGATGAAACGGAAAATATCAACGGCCTTCCTGCTCCGTCTGAAATGTCACTTTCCGGTAACTTCTACCGCAATCCGGCGCAGGATGCACTTCGTGCAGCATACGATAACGACGGGGTTTATGGATTTAAGGTTATTTTCCCGTCTGGTAATGGATTCCTGATGCGCGCTGAGGTACGTCAGCACACCTGGGATTCTCAAACCAACGGTGTTGTTGCTGCAACGTTCTCGCTACGTCTGAAAGGCAAACCCACCAATATTAATGCCCCAGGAGTCCTGTCTTTTGCTACTGACCTTCCGGCGTCCCAAACGGTCGCGGCAGGAAGCGCCCTGACTATGGGCGTGGTCGTCCAGGGTGGTACGGCACCTTATACCTACGTCTGGAAAAAGGGTGCCTCGACGGTCAGCGGCCAGACCAGCGCAACGTTTACGAAAGCCAGCGCTGTATCCGGTGATGCCGGGGTTTATTCCTGCGTGGTTACCGATGCCGATGGCACCGTTATCACCTCTGCTGATCTCACCGTCACCATCAGTTAATGGAGCGCCGGGAAACCGGCGATAAACTTAATGTCAAAACTGAGTCTTAAAGCACTGGCACTGGCCCCGATGGCGGGCTTTCGTAAAAAAGAAGTCACCGTTCCGGAGTGGGATAACGCCAAAGTCATCATTCGTGAGCCATCAGCAGAAGCCTGGATTCGCTGGCAGGGCATTGCCAGCCCTGAACCACCCAAACCACTGGAAGGGCAGGATCCCCAGGAGGCACCGGAACTGACCCCTTCAGAACGAGCCTTCCGCACGATGCGGGCTGATGTCACGCTTTTCATCGATATTTTGCTGGATACCGACCTGCAGTCCGTTTTTACTGTCGATGACACCGAACAGGTTGAAGCGATCTATGGCCCTGTGCATTCGCGGCTGTTGAAGCAGGCACTCGATCTCATTCGTGACGCGGATGATGCTAAAGCAAAGTAAAAATGCCTGGCATGCAGTTCCTGATGGCGCTGGCGCTCCGGATGGGCCGCACGCTGGGCGAACTGCGACAAACCATGACGGTCGGCGAATTCAGGATGTGGGCTGAATACGATCGTATCAGCCCGATCGGTGATATCCGTGGCGATATTCTCAATGCTCAGCTGGTATCAGCGGTTTACGGGGCGCAGGGCGGTAAAGTCACCATTGAAGAGGCTCAGCTTCAGTGGAGCGCAGAAGAGGTTGAAGTAAACGACGGCGGCGATCCCTTTGCAGGGCTGGAAGCGGCGCTGCTGGCTGCGTCAGCATAGCCAGTAATAATTTGTGTGAATGCCACTCATAACAGGTGTTATGTTGTTTTTTTTGACACACGGAGTGCTTTAAATGACTACTACTGGCTGGATATTATTATTTGTTTTTGCTCGCCTTATTGATCTTGTTATCTGGTATTTCCTGAACAGAGGAAGCGTAAGAGCTAATGATCAGATCGCTATGCTTAAAGAAATCTCTGAAAAGCAAAGTGCTCAAATTGATCTTCTGATTGCACTTGCTCATAAAAAAGAGGAACCAGAAAAAGATTATCTGGAAGAAGCAAGGAAAAAAGCTGGTTTAATTTAATAATATTGAAATCATAAAAAAGCCCCACAATGTGGGGTTTTTTGTTTCTGAGGAAATGAAATGGCAACCCTGCGTGAACTTATCATTAAAGTTTCTGCTAACTCTCAGTCATTTCAGACCGAGATAGCCCGCGCGTCACGTATGGGGGCTGATTATTATAAAACAATGCAGAATGGCGGCAGGCATGCTGCGGCTTCAGTTCGGGAAACTCGCCGTTCTGTTGCTGAGCTTACTGACCAGATGGAGTCAGCAAAGGCTACCGCACTGGGATTAACCGGGGCATTTGCTGGTGCTTTTGCTACGGGGCATTTGATATCCCTGGCTGATGAATGGAATTCAGTAAACGCCCGCCTAAAACAGGCATCTCAATCAACTGATGATTTTACCAGCTCTCAAAAACAGCTGATGGATATCAGCCAGAAAACGGGCACATCTTTTTCTGACAACGCTAATTTATTTTCCCGTACAGCAGCCTCAATGCGGGAATATGGTTACAGCTCCAGCCAGGTGCTGGATATTACCGAGGCTATTTCTACTGGTTTAAAACTTTCTGGCGCGAATGCTCAGGAGTCCAGTTCGGTCATCACTCAGTTTAGCCAGGCTCTGGCGCAGGGCGTGCTGAGAGGCGAAGAATTCAATGCCGTCAACGAGAGCGGCGACAGGGTTATACGGGCGCTTGCTGCAGGGATGGGGGTTGCGCGTAAAGACCTTAAATCTATGGCGGATCAGGGGCAGTTAACCATTGATAAAGTAGTTCCGGCCCTCATCAGCCAGCTTGGTAAGCTCCGGAATGAATATGGTGAGTTGCCGCAGACCGTTTCATCGTCGGCAACAAAAGTTGAAAACGCTTTTATGCAATGGGTCGGTGGAGCTAATGAAGCGAGTGGCGCGACAAATACCCTGACCGGATTACTTGATGGCGTAGCCAACAATATTGATCAGGTCGCCACTGCTGCCGGAGCGCTTGTTGCCGTTGGTGCTGCCCGATATTTGGGAAATATGGCTCTTGGTGCCAGCTCTGCAACGGCTGGGATTATTAACGCCGCAAAAAGTGAAGTAGCTTTAGCTGAAGCCCAGGTCAGAGGGACGCAGGTTTCGACAGCTCGTGCGCGTGCTGCAGTTTATCGTGCCCAGCAGGCACTGGCAGCGGCGCGGGGTACAGACGCGCAGGCCGCCGCAGAAAAACGGCTCTCACTGGCGCAGGAGTCACTTAACCGTAATATTCAGGCCAGAGTATCCGCTCAGACTGCACTGAACTCGGTTACTGCTGTAGGTTCCCGGCTCATGGGGGGAGCATTAGGCCTCGTTGGCGGTATTCCTGGGCTGGTTTTGCTTGGTGCCGGTGCCTGGTACACGATGTACCAGAATCAGGAGCAGGCCAGATTATCCGCTCAGGAATATGCAAACACCATTGATGCTGTCCGTGAAAAGACAAAATCAATGTCCCTGCCCGAAGTTTCTGATAGTGAGACCAAAACCCGTCAGGCGCTGGAGGAGCAAAACCGTCTTGTTGATGCCCAGGCATCTAAAGTAAAAAGCCTGAAGGAAGAGATCGCGGGCTATCAGTATGTCCTGTCTAACCCCGGCCCGACAACCAGTGGTGGTTTCATGATAAACCACCTGACTTCGGTCGAAACGGTCACCCGTGGTCTGGAAGAAGCGACTTCCGCTCTGGCCGTTGAACAGGAGAGGTTAGCTCAGATGCAGGCTAAGTCTGAGTCGATCCAGTCGGTACTGGAAGGGATAGAGAACAGGCGAATAGCATTAATCCGGCAGCAGGCTGCAGAACAGAATTCAGTATATCAATCGTTATTAATGATGAACAGTGAGCATACTGAATTTAACCGTTTGCTGGGTCTCGGAAATAATCTTCTCATGGCCCGACAGGGGCTGGTAAACGCACCAGTACGCTTACCACAGGTAGACCTGACAACCCAGCAAACGGCTGCACTGGAAAAAAGCCGTCGTGATCTGGCGCTTTCAAAACTCAAAGGTGAGGACAAGGAGCGCGCACGACTGGGTTATGCTGCGGATGACCTGGGGTTAACTAACGACCCACAGTTTCAGACCGGACGGCAGGAGTTGATTAATAACGGCCTGAATGAATGGAGAAACAACCAGGAAAATAAACCCAAGCCAAAAGGAAGGCATGGGAAAACCGAGGCGGAGAAAACCGAAGATACCTATACCCGGCTGATTAAACAGCAACGGGAGCAAATTGCTCTTTCCAGCCAAAACACTGAGCTGGCAAAGATGAAATATCAGGTTACTCAGGGGGAATTATCTTCGCTTGAAAAATCCAAAAAGGAAACGTTGCTGCGCAATGCGGCGCTTATTGATCAGAAAAATATCGCTGAACAGTTAAAAACATTCCGCGAAGGTCTGGCCGACAGTAATGCTGCCGCCCGGGAAAGGGGGAATATCGATTTCCTCGGCGCGGGACAGGGGGATAAAGCCCGTGACCGAATGAAGGAAATGGCTGATATTCGCGCTGATTTTCTCAGGCAGCAGCGTGACTTACAACGTGATTTCAGTCGTGGGCAGATTTCCGAAGACCTGTATAAAAAGCAAACGGAAGCGCTTAAAGCAGCGCTTGCCGAACGCCTGGATATTCAGGAGGAGTATTACAAAAAAACCGATGAGCAGCAGTCAGACTGGCGGGCAGGGATCAGCGATTCCCTGATGAACTATGCCGATCAGGCTTCTGATCTGAGTTCAATGGCTGCTACTGCAACCAGCGAAATTCTGGATGCCACCACTAACTCTATCTCCAACAACCTGACAAACGTCCTGACAGGCGCTGCTTCTTTTAAAGATGGGATGTCGAATATTTTCTCCTCCCTGGGCGAAACGGTGATTAAGTCGCTGATCCAGATGGCAACACAGGCATTAATCACCAAAGCGATTATGGCGTCATTTGGCGGTGGGGCTGGGGGGTTGTTCGGTAGTATTTTTGGCGGTGCCAGCGGTGCGGTAAGTAGTGGTACCGCTATTCAAAGCGCGGGAGCTAATTTTTCATTCAACGCTCTCGGAGGAGTTTACGATTCTCCGTCACTTTCTGCCTACAGCAATGGTGTTTACAGCACTCCCCAATATTTTGCGTTTGCGAAAGGGGCGGGTGTATTCGGCGAGGCCGGGCCGGAAGCCATCATGCCGCTTACCCGTGGCGCTGATGGTTCGCTGGGGGTCAAAGCTGTTGGGCGGGAATCGCCGGCGGTACAGAACGCTGCTAACCGGATCCAGGCACAGCCACGAATTGCTGTCAGCGTAGATGCCAGAAGTACGTTCACCGGTAAACCGGATGACATAACGATGCAGGCTATTGAGCGAAGGAATGACGCTCTGGAACAGCGGATAGTTAACACCTTAACCGCCGAAGTAAATAACCCCCAGAAGAAATTCGGTCGGGCTATTTATTCAAATCTCCAATCCAAAAAACCACGATAGACCTGCCCGGAGGGAATATTCATGGCAGATATTTTCTACCCGGATGAATACCTGCCCATGCCGCTTATGGACGGGTACGGGTTTAAGCCCATATCACCTTTACTGCGAACGGAGATGACGTCCGGTCGCGCTCAACAACGAAGGCGATATACCTCAACACCCACCCAGGCATCGGTTAAATGGATTTTTAAAACTGATGCTCTGGCACAGGTGTTTGAGGCGTTTTTCAGGGATGCGCTTAAAGATGGCCAGTCATGGTTCTATCTGAAACTCCAGACCCCAATAGGGGTAAAGCCCTATAAAGCCAGGTTCGTGGATATTTACGAGGGACCGACGCTGGTCTCGCCAAAATACTGGCAGTACAGCGCAACGCTGGAATTATGGGAGCGCCCGTTACCGCCTTCAGGCTGGGGAAATTACCCGGAATGGCTGGCGGGCCAGTCGTTACTGGATATTGCGCTAAACAGAGAGTGGCCGAAGCATGACAATTCTTGAGCGGCTATATGCCAGCAGCGGATCGGAGGTTATTCACGATATGCTGCAGATATCGGCAGGAGATGATAACTACTGGCTAACCAGTGGCTGGGATGACGTTTCAGTGACGCTGGAAAATGGTCAGCCGGTGACGTTTGAGGCCAGCGCGATAGATATCGCCTTACCAGCCAGGAACGCCGACGGGACACAGGATTTAAAGTTTGCTATCAGCAATATTGACGGAAGGGTTTCTGAGGCGATCGATAAAATCCTGGATGAAATGAAATCAGCCACGCTGACATTCCGGCGGTACATTTCATCCGATCTGTCTGCCCCAGCATCCTCACCGTATACGCTCGATATCAAATCCGGCTCCTGGACCCCGACAGCAGTTCAGGTCACGGCAGGCTATATGAATGTCCTCAAAACAGCCTGGCCCCGTAAACGTTACAACCTCGCCGAGCATCCGGGCTTACGTTACTAACCTGAGGCAAATATGTTTAATCCTGATAAATACCGTTCTGTTAAATGGCAGAAGGGCGGTAGAGCCTACCCGCTACTCGACTGCTTCGGCATTGTGAATGAAATACGCAGCGACCTGGGGCTACCTGAATGGCCTGATTTTGCAGGTGTGACCAAAGACGGCGGGGGCCTCGACCGGGAGGCGAGAAAGCTGATGCTTTCGCTGAAACGTTGTGCCCCGTGTGAAGGTGCCGGAGTGGCTTGCTATTCGGGTTCAACGGTTTCCCATGTCGGGATTGTTGTGATGCTCGATAACCAGCTGCAGGTCGCGGAATGTAATCCAGGCTCGGGGGTTACGTTTCTGCCACTGGCGCGATTTATCCGCCGCTTTAACCGCGTGGAGTTCTGGCAATGACGATAAAGTTTTACCCGTCCCGGCTACCGGGTGAACCCCTTGAAACGCACGATCATGGTGTACTTACGCTGCATGAGTGGATGTGCAGAAATGTCCCGAGCTATTCACAGGATAAAACTCATCCTGTCGTGATCGAGCTGAACGGCCAGGCAGTCCCCCCGGCGGAATGGCCGTTATGTTTGTTGCGGCCAGACAGTGACGTGCGGATATATCCCATTCCGTATGGCACGGGTCTTGAAATTGCCGCGTGGGTTTCGGTGGCCGTATCCATTGCGTCTACGGCCTATGCATTATTCTTTGCCCCTAAACCAGAGCTGGGCGGTTTTTCATCCAGTAACGCTTCATCGCTGGATCTGAACCCGGCGCGGGCAAACACCGCAAAACTCGGTGATCCCGTTAGGGAGGCTTTTGGGCGAAACCGGATTTACCCGGATTACCTGGTGCAGCCGGTAACGCGATTCGACCCCGCTGATCCCACCAGAATGACGGTCGAAATGTTTGTCTGCCTTGGATATGGGCGTTTCTCCTATACCGGTGGGGATTTTCGGGTAGGAGAAACTCCGGCGCTGACCTTGGGCGCCGGATTTTCATATACCAGCTATGGGCCCGGCGATAATGTGGCCGGGGACCGTCGCAGTGAGATATGGTTCAACTCAACGGAAGTCGGGGGAACGTCGAGCGGCAGCGGCCTCGATATGGCTCAGACTTCCCCTGAAGCCAGTGATATCGTTGCTGATGCCATGACCGTCAGCGGTGCCTCTGTTTCGTTTTCTGGCCTCGATATCGATGATGATAACGATGATGACGAGGACGAAAACAAACTACCGCCAGGCTGGACTGTGGGCGCTATTGTCACCCTGAAAGCGCCTGTGAATTATCAGGTATCCATCGAAGGCGGCTTTAACGTGCTGACAGGCGACGTCGTGTCAGAGATTGCGCCATTCAGCGGTATGCCTGTCACCCTAACGTTTAACGGCACTGACTATGATCTGCAGATCGCCACGTATACCCCACACCAGGACGCCGTTCCGGGAACAGGGGGAGCGACCGCGATATTACGCGCCAGTGCGTCGCCGTCAACGTATGACTTTACGACAACCAGCCAGACCTTTTCTCTGACCTGGCAGGGTATCACCTATACCATATCTCTGGCCGCCAACTACGGCACAATGTCTGGCTTGCTCGCAGCGATTAATGGCGGGTTGAATGGTTCCGGGCTAATTGCTCAGGATGATGGCGGCGTGATACGTATCGCCGAGATCTCCAGCCCCTGGCGTGGCGGTTCCATTACGTCAACTTTCCTGCCTGCGTCAGTATTTGGTGACAGCCCGGTATTTACTGCTGGTGCAGCCTCCAGCGGCGGAAGCCCTGCGGTAACAGCCAGCGTCACGCTGGCATACGATTCTGGCACTGCCTTTTCCGGATTGCCGGAAGGCACCCAGCGGATTTCCCTGGCGCACCGTGGCAACGAATACCAGATAGCGTCTACTGATGGCCCCTCTGCGACCGTACAGCGTGTGGTTAACGGTGTCGTTGACAGCACCTGGTCAGGCTTTATGACCCGTACCGTCGTGGATTTTGCCGCGTCTGGTATTAACGATAATGAAACCTGGCTAGGCCCCTTTCTGGCCTGCCCGCAAAATGAAGTTGTGGACGCCTTCGAGGTCAACTTTGCTTTCCCAAACGGAATTTGTGGGTTCCAGAACAACGGGAATAAGCGGGTCCGCCATGTTGAGTATGAAATCCAGTATCGCGTTTATGGTTCCGGATCAGGGTGGACGAGTAAGCCAGGGGTTTACGCGCTTAAAAACATTAATGGCCTCGGTTTTACAGAGCGTTTTGATCTGTCCTCTCCCGGGCTGGTGGAGGTTCGCTGCCGTCGGCGCAATGAGCAGGGCTCAAACAATGCCAGGGATTCGATGTTCTGGCAGGCGCTCAGAGGTCGTTTGCTTTCCCGTCCGACCTCCTACGCAGGAATATCAACAATAGGGATCACGGTTGAAACCGGCGGCCAGCTGGCTGCGCAGTCAGACAAGCGTGTGAGTGTTGTCGCCACGCGAAACTATGATGGCGGTGGTGACAGGACAATCAGCGGTGCGTTCCTGCATCTTGCCCGCAGTCTGGGATATCGCGACGACCAGATCGACATTGCGGCGCTCAGTACGCTGGAGGCTACCTACTGGACGCCAAGGGGAGAATATTTTGATCACCAGGCAAGCAGTGACAGCACGTCAGCAAAGGATATTTTCGACAAAATTGCAGAGGCTGGCATGGGGTATTTTCTGCTGTCTGACGGGTTGCTTTCTGTCGGGAGAGAGGGCGTCAAAAGCTGGACCGGAATCATTACTCCCCAGGATACCGTCGAGGAAATGCAGACTTCATTCAGGGTCCCGTCGGAAGATGATTTTGATGGCGTGGATGTGAAATATATCAACCCTGTGACCTGGGCGGAGGAAACCGTACAGTGCCGGACGCCGGAAAATCCTTTTCCGCGCAAAACGGAGGCATACACCATTGATGTTGCCATGACTGCAGATCGCGCCTGGCGTATCGGGATGCGTCGGTTAATGAAATATCTCCACCAACGCCGAACGTATACGGCTACGACGTCGATGCTGGGATGGTGTCATGACTTCGGTGATCACATCATTTTGTCCGACGACACCCCAACCGGGAAAACCCAAAGTTGCCTGATTGACGCGATGATTTACGACTTCCAGGAAATTACGCTGCACGTCACGGAGCCACTGGACTGGAGCTACGCGAATCCTCGCTGCTGGATACAGTTTCAGGACGGTCGACCATCATCGCGAATGCTCACGCCGCAACGGGTAGATGATTTCACGCTGACGGTGCCGTACAACGACGACCTGCATCCCGGCGACTGGATTATGGACGACCCAGATATTGACCTGCCGAAGTTATTGTTCTGCGACAGTGAAAAGGGTGCGCGGCATGGGATAGTCCAGGAGGTTGCTCCATCGGGTGACAGCAACTGTCAGATTACTGCACCTGAATATAAAGAAATCTTCTACCAGTACGACGACGCCACATACCCCGGCGACGTCGCTTAATACCAAAAATTCCCCTAATTAACTCTTTTCGCTCAAACCCTCGT